AACACGCTTCACCAGTACCAGCAGATCCGGCGGCGTGTGCTGGATGAAGGCTATGACGCACTGGTCACCTTTGAGCATGATATGATTGTTCCGCAGGGTGGGCTGATCAAGCTGTTGGCAACAGATGCGCCGATTGTATATGGATTGTATATGCTACGGCATGGGGCTTATTGCGTGAACGCCTTCAATTACATCAAGGACAGTCCGAACCTGCAAAAGTCAATGACCTACTTGCCAAGAGAATACCGGAAGGCAATGACGCGTGGCTGGGCAAGGGTGACTGGCGTTGGTATGGGATTTACACTGTTCAGACGCAATGTCTTAGAGATGTTCGATTTCAGACCATCAGGCAACAGCTATCCACCTGATTGGGCAATTGCAGTGGATAGCACCAAATACGGACTGAAGCAGATATGCCGTTTCGATGTGAAGTGTGGGCACATCGAGAAAAACGGATTGCCTGTCTATCCAACGCAGGAAGGATTTGAAACTATGACACGAGTAAAGATTTTAAAACAATTTGTATATCAGCAGTTGTATGAGCCGGGCATGATTGTCAATGTACCAACAGAGAAGGTGGATGATTTCTTCAGGGCTGGCTATATTGAGATTCTGGGTGAGCCTGATGCGCCTGCGGTCAAGATTGTGCGCAAGCCTGACAAGCGATCCACAAAGGCAATCAAAGACAAGATGGACGACAAGGTGATAGCCGAAAAGGAAGTCGGTAAGGCGGTGAAATAATGGCATATGCAACGCTTGTGGATGTGAAAGAATATCTCGGGATTGCTGCCATGAGTGATGATGCCCTGCTGGAATCGTTTATCACACGTGCAACTGGCGTAATCAACAGTTATACCGGGCGAATATTTGAAGCTGAAACAGCAACAAAATATTTCGGCGCTGACGCAGTGGATGGCAAATATCTTTATCTGTTCGGCTATGATCTGCTGGCCGTGACCACGCTGACCAACGGCGATGAGGATACCACAGAAATTGCCAGTGCGAATTACAAGCTGATGCCGAGAAACGAAACACCAAAGTGGGCAATCAAGCTGGACGATGATACCGACTGGGAATTGTACGATGCTGACAGCGAGATTATTGTGGCCGGAACATGGGGCTATTCCACAATTGCCCCTGCAGATATTGCCCACGCTTGCGTACGGCTGACGGCATTCCTTTACAGACAGAAGGACACGAGTGCGGATATTGACCGCCCATTCGTGACAGGAGATGGCGTGACGATTATGCCCGCATCCATTCCGCAGGATGTCAAGAGCATCCTGGATAATTACCGAAGGCGGATCCCATGAGTGTGATTTTGAACGTATATGATGCGCTTGCGGCGAAGACCATCACAACAAAGAGTGGTGTCACACCAACGGCATATGACCTTGACAAGTTACCGGAATCTATCACAACGGCGATCCTGCCTGCCAGGCTTCTCTTACCGCTTGGCAATCAGCCAGGTGAAGGGCGTGAAGCGAATTTCCTTGCCATTGGCACGACCATGACCGTTGTGTGGCAGATCAACGACCTGATGTTATGGGATGCCAGCGAGCAGGGCATCGGCTTGAAAGGTTTTGCTGAAGAGCTGGTAGATTACTGTGGGCAATACCTGGAGGCGATGAGAACTTTCAAATGTCCTTATAGTAACACCACATCGCTTGAGAGCGTCAGTGTGACACCTGGCGAGTATGAATGGCCGAGTACCAGCGGGCGTTTCTTTCCCGGCGTGTTGTGCCAATTACAAGTGAGGGAGGTGCTGAATGCCTAAAGTGAAAAGAGAGAAGGTCATGTTTATCTACATGGATAGGGGATACATGATCGGACTGCCTGCTCGTGATATGGATGAAGACGAGTGGGTCACCTATCCGAAAGAACTGACAAAGGCTGCACTTGTGCAGAAATTGTATGTCGTAATCAATCCAGAATCAAAAGAGGTGAAAGATGCTTAATGCACACAATGTTTTACAACGGGCGAAGCAGTCCGCATTCGGATCTGCCAACACCACAGCAACGGCAAGGTTGCAGAATGTTTCCTCATTCGCGCTCACGCCGGACTTGCAGACACGGGCGATCACACAAATGCGCGGGTCACTTGCCCCAACCTTTACCACAGCGTTAGATCAATACGCATCCAACGCGACCTTTGAGGTATCGGATGAGACCTTCGAGGATTTAAACTACTGGCTGGACAGCCTATTTTCAGCCGCCACACCAACCGGAACTGGACCGTATACACGAGCCTACGCTGCGCCCTTGACTGCCGAAGCTGCACCCAGTTTTATGACCTTGCAATGGGGGCAAACCGATGAAGTATGGCAAATGCAGGATGCCAGCGTTGCGACCCTGACGCTATCGGGCAGCTCGAACAGCGGCGTCCAGGTGGGCGGATCACTGCTGGGCGGAAAGGTGATCGCCGGAACACTGACATTGCTATCAGACCGATCAAACCTGACACGCATGACAGGCTGTATGGCAGCCCTTGCGATCGATACATGGTCTGGAACGATGGGAAACACGACCGTGGCTACTTCGGCTTTTAGCTGGGAATTGACTGTGAATTCAAACCGGCAATACCGCACCTACTTGGGCGGATGCACACCGCAGGCGTGGAATGACCAGCAATGGAGCGGACAGCTTCGGCTTTCGCTGGAACTGAACAGCACGACTGACGATTACCTGATTGCCATGCTTGCTGATGCCAACACCATCCTTGAGCGCCAGATTGAAATCAGTTACACCAACGGATCAGATGACAAGCTTGAAATTCAATTCGCAGGACATACCATGAGCGCACCGCAGCTATTTCAGGATCGCAATGGCGTGATGACCTACGACCTGGTATTTGATGGCGTGTACAATTCCACCTTCGGAAACTGGCTGAAGATCAACACCATCAGCGGCATTAACGCGCTAGAATAGGAGTATTTATGGAATACACACACACAAGATTTGGCAAGTGTGAACTGGCAGAACTGACGCAAAAGCAAGTTGAAACGTTTCACCGCGCCATGCAGGGCAAAGAGAATGAGCCGCTATCTGTATGGCGTGGTGATAGCGTGCGAGTAGCGGTGGAGCAGGGCATCCTGATTGAGCCAAAGATGACGGCTGAAGATGTGGACGCTGCCAAACCAGGATTCGTGATCTGGCTTTCGGATTGCATCGCCAAGCACTTTGCGGAGGCATTGAGCATTGACCCTTTATCCTGATAGCAGTTGCGGACTATGCAGAGGGCAAGGATGTGACATTGCCTCCCTTACTGGAGCTGGGCTTTGACTGCGAACATTATCACGCCCTGCCGCTGCCTGGTGGAATTTGGGACCAGCCTGCCGGACTGCTGCGCAAGATACGAAGCGCCATGAACGTTTACCATGCTTTCAAGCAATACCAGCGGGGCGGTAAGAAGGCAGGCGAAATGGCGAAGTGGCGCAAGGAAAATGAAGATATGTGGCAGATTGTGTCAGAGATAAACGGATTGCGAGACAACTATGGCTGATGAGAGTTTGCGAATCGTTATTGACGCTTTGAATAAATCGTCAGACGAAATCAAGAAAGTAAAAAAGGATATTGACGGGTTAGAAGAAGCCACCAAAACCGCCGATAAATCATCAAAGAACTTCGGCGAAACTTGGGCGGGCGTTCTGACTGGATTGAACGCGGGTATCCAAATTGCGCAGCAGGTCGCCGCCGCCATGAAGCAGGTGTACGAAACCGCACGCGAAGGCGCAGAACTTGAGATGATGCAAACGCGCTTTGATAACCTGTCAAGGTCTATTGGAACAACTGCTGATGCTCTGCTGGGTGACTTGCGTGAAGCCACACGTGGGCTGGTATCCGATAGCGAATTGATGGCAAGTGCTGCCGACTTCATGGGCTTGGGGCTTGCAAAGACACACGATGAAGCCGTGAGACTGGCAAGTGTGGCAGGCGCTTTGAACATGAACATGAACCAGCTGGTGCTGACCCTGACCAATCAGACCACGATGCGCTTTGACGCTTTGGGCGTGAGCGTGGACGGGTTTGACAAGAAGGTGAAAGACTTGAAAGCCACTGGCATGGATACCAATAAGGCGTTCACCGAAGCGTTCCTTGCACAAGCCGAAGAGCAGATTGACAAGGTCGGTCATGCCGCAGATAGCGCTTTTGGCGATTTTCAAAGACTTGAGAGCGGAGTCAAGAACTTAAGCGACGCAATTAAAAAAGACCTTGCTGAAGAGGCCATACCAATTATCAAAATGTTTGCAGATGAATTGACTGTCATTAATGCCAATAAAGCCATTGAGGACATGGAAAAACAGCTTCGGTCTTTGGGGTACACAGCCGCAGATATTGAGGGCTTATGGAAGGGAAAAACGTTCTTTCTTTTTGACGAAGCTGGCGCGGCGGATGCGGCATTAAAATATGTCCAGATATTAACAAACGAACTCAATAAAGTTGAAACCGCCGCAGAATATTCAGGAAAGGCGCTTACCGATCCGCAAACTTTCGGCGGGATGCCGGTCATCGTTGGCGGTATTAACCAGCGACTTTATGAAACTAATGACATTTTAGAAGATTTAACAGAATCCACCTTTGATTTTGCCAAAGAACTTGAAGCTGTCACCGGGCTTGACAAAAACTTCAATGGCATTATCAGCATGGCGAAAAATTACGATGAAACGCTGGAAGATATTGATGAAAAGCAAGTGCGCATTCAAGAACTATTGTCGCTTGACGGCAAGGGCGGTTATCTTAATGGTGTATGGATATCTGCCAAAGATGCCAAAAATGAAATCCAGAACCTGAATGGCGAAATTCTTGGATTGAAAGATGATATGGCAAGCGTGGCGAATCAGATGACACTGGATATGTATAAAGCCACGCTTGCCATTGGAGGCTTTACTGATAATGAAATTCAAGCATACTTCACAATGGCAGCTGAAATGGGTGTTATATCTGAAGAAGCTGCCGACAAAGCTTATGCTGACTATATCGGTGCAAAGAATAGGATTGAAAGCGACCCCATTATTGTTAGCGTGGATGGGGGCGAAATGGAAGAAATATCGGCGATTATCAACGGCATTCCGACCAAAATCAATGTTTCAGTGATTGCAGACTACTATGAAAATATTTACGGTAACACGTATAAAATGCCTGGTGGAATTCCGGGCGGAAAAGAAATACCGATTGAAAAACCGATTGGCGGTCCGGTATCTGCT